TAGCGGAAGTGGGCGCGGCCCCTTCGGACCTTGTGCGCTCGATGATGCTCTGGAAGCTCCGGGACTTGGCGAGGTCGTCGCCGATGTAGTAGTGGAGCTCCACCGTTCCTCTGCCGGACTTGGCCATGTCGACCTCGTCGGGTGTCCAAACGAGCGTGGTGCCGTCCAGCTCCACGTGCTCCGGGTTGTAGGGGTTATCTTCACCGGGGCGCCAGTGCATGATCATGAACGTGCCTTCACCTTCAGCGCCCCATGCACTCAGCCAGGGCGCCACGTCAATGCCGATGGGCCTCACGCCGTGCTCATCGAACCGGCCGAGCCAGAGCACCTTCGCGTCCAGTGTGTAAATCTGACATGTACTCATATACAGTTACTCCTTGTAAAAAAAGGCGGCACCGTTACAGTGCCGCCATGTTGTTACCGCTCGATGATCTGGAAGCTCAAATTAGAGTAGAGCTTCTTGCCGTCCGTCCACATCTTGACAGGTGCGGATGCGTCACCTTTGTAGAAGGTCTTCGTTACATAGTCCGTGTCGGTCGTGGAGAGCTCCGGATCGATGTATGTGATTGTGAAATAGTCGGCGCTGAACTGTGCCAGGATCGCGTGGACCTCAGACTGACGCAGGCCGAGCCATGCCAGCCCGATCGTGCGCTTCTCGGTGATCGTGTCCACGTACATGAGGCCGGTCTGGTCTCTGCCGGCGTCGCCTGAGCTGATCCGGTGCTTGCCCCAGTCGAAGGAGGACGGATCCTTGACGACGTTCGCGCCGTTGACTTTGAACATTGCCATTTTCCAGTCCTCCTTAACCTACCTGACATACGGTAGAATAGCGCCCATTGTAGGCCTTCTCGCCGCGCTTTACGATGCGATACATGGTCTCGCCGTCCACCATGACGACCACCTCATTTACCGGTGCCTCCTGGCCCTTGCCGCCCATGGCCGAGAACGCAGACACGACCGCGTTATATACGCCGCTCGCTATGCTGCTTACTATCTGGCCGTTGTTGACGACCGCCGTGTGGCCACCGATGGTGCCGACGAGCTCCGGCCCGGCCTCACGTGCCAGGAAGAGCTGAGATCCGCGGGGAAGTCCACCCTCGGCATATCTGGCGATGTCGTGCCACTGACCGCCGGCATACACGCCGCCGTTGGCCTTCTTTTCGTAGATGCCGGACGCATTAATTAAGGCCGCTCCTGCGCCTGTGACAGCCGTCTGGATAGTCACGCTTACAGTGCCGTCGCGGCTACCGGTGATTTGCTGTTTAAATGTGTTCCAACCACCATAATACGGATGCACGCTTGCGGTCGTGCTCGCAGTCGTGTTGCCGTTCTTATCGCCTCCGGTCAACCATGACAGGAAGGAGGAGAACCGGCTGAGACCGGAGCTCTTCTGAACTGTCGCCGTGTTGGTCGTGGTCGTGGCGCCCTTCTTGGAGCCGCCAGTCAGCCAGCCCAGGAAGCCTTTTCCCTTCTCGTACCAGGAGCCTCTGGTGGTGTTGGCCGTGTTCTTCGTTGCGGTCTCACCCTTGTCATTGCCGGTCAAAAATTTCCTGATCTTGGTGCCGACGTTCTCGACCTTGTTTGTGGTGCTGACCTCGCCGCTCTCATCGGTGCCGTTGTTGTCGCCGAGGAGCCAGGACGTGAAGCCGTTCCAGCCTTCCTTCACAAGGCCGACGCCCAGGTGAAAGACCTTATTGGCCTCAGAGCCTCCCAGGGCGCTCGAGATAGGCGCCAGGATATGCTCCTTGACCCACTCCGTCACGTTGGTAAACTTGGCCGCAATGCCGTCCAGGATGCCTTCACCGACCCATCCGGCCGCCTCGACGAGCGAGGCTTCCTTCGCCGGGGAGCCGATTACGAAGGCGTCCTTGAAGCCGTTCACGAACGGCGTGAGGATGTTCTTCTTGAACCAATCAGTACCCTTTTTCAGGACTGCGGCGATGCCGTTGCCGATGCCGCCCATGATGGCGTCACCGAGCGGGACGCCCGCCTCCGTCACCTCCGTCACGTGGTCATTGAAGCCTTTCACGAAGGTCTTCTTGATGTCGCTCACGAAGTCGCCAAAAAGCCCGCTCACGGAGTCTACAGCGGCCTTGATGAGGGCGCCCATGAGCTTGCCGCCTGCCTTGCTGAGGTTGCCCCACTTAATATTCCCGAGCGCCGTGCGGATGCTCTCGGCCAGCGCTTTGAAGTCGGTGTTCTTCAGGAGCTCCGCCGCCGCATCAATGCCGCCCTCGACCCAGTTGCTGATGGCCTTACCAGTCCCGGCGAAGTCGGTCTTTTTAATCGTTCCGTTGATGGCCTTGGCGATCTTCTTGCTGAGACCACCAAAATTAAACGTCTCGGAGAACGAGAGGGCGCTCGCTATCTTGGTGCTGATGAAGTTACCGACGGTCTCGCCGATCAGCGTGAAGTCAGTCTCCTTCAGGAAGGAGTTGGCGGCCGTGGCGATGCCCTTGCCCCACTTCTTCGCATTGGTGAGGGCCTTCTTCCACTTGATGCCCTTCAGGGCGTTGTTGATGCCCTGGCCGACGCTGGTGCCGATGTAGTCGAATTTCAGCTTGCTCGTGAATCCGCTCTGGAACTCGATGCCGGTGTTGATGCCGCCGGCGATTGTGTCGCCCAGCTCGGCGAAGAGCTTGTTCTCGGGCTTGAAAAGGCCGTTCAAGAAGTCGGCCAGGCCGGTGCCGAAGACGCGGGCCTTCTCATAAATCGGCTCCCACTGGATGCTGTCCAGACCGTTGGCCACAGCCGTCGCAATGGAGTCGCCCAGGGCTTCCATGCCCTTGAACTCCCAGCCGTCCTCGACGAGCTTACCAAAGTCGTAGGTCTGGCCGGTGATGGTGCCTCCACCACCTCCGCCGCCTGCTCCGCCGCCTCCACCGCCTCCGGATCCACCGGAGGAAGAGTCACCGCTCAGCTTGTGGAGCTGGTCGAAGGACATGGTGGCACGCTTAATAGCATTTGCTGCCGCAGTCGCTGCCCTTCCGGCGTTATTGGACGCGCCCGCCGCATCGTTGGCCGAGTCGGCCACGTCGCCGTAAGCGTCAGCCAGTCCGCCGGCAGTGTCCGCCGCGATAGAGATGGGCTCCGCAGTCTGGCCGGTGAGCATGGCCGTGAAGGATTTGAACGCGTTGGCCGCGCTGATCACTCTCACGATGACCGTGTTGAGTGCCGCCACGACCGGCGAGAGGACGTTCGCAATGGAGCCGCCGATGACCTCCATGAGGTCGCCGAAGTTGTTCTTCAGCGCCTGGATGCGACCGTAGGGTGTCTTCGCGAGAGCCGCGTTCATGTGGCCCACGTTGTTGGTGATGACCTGGGCCAGCATGGCCGCCCGCTCCTGCTCGTTGCCGTACTTCAGGACGGCTTCCTCCGCTTCCGTGAAGGTGATGCCCACGCGGGTGAGCGCGCTGGTCTGCCCCTGCATGACCTTGCCCATCAGGTTGCCGACATTGACCGCGTCGCCGGCGCTTGCCGAGTAGCCCTTCTGCTGGGCTACCAAATCATTCATGGCCGGGATGAGGGTCTGGAGCGCCCCACTGGTGTTCAGGAACGTCGAGAGCTGCTGAGCGCCTGCGAGCTGGACCTCGTCACCGATGATGCCGGCCCGCTGTTCGGCAGATGTCAGCGCCTTGATGGAGCTGATCATGTCGTCAGTGGCGCGCATCCTCTGGCGCATGATGGTGGCCAGCTTGGTCTCGGCCACTTCCTGCTCCTGGGCAGCGGCTACAGCCTGCTTGGCGGCGCTCGTAATGGCCGCCGTAGAGATCAGCGCCTTCGCTGCTCCAATCAAACGGTTCATGGAGCTCTGGAGCCCATCAGTCGATGATTTGACCGCCGCCAGGGCCTTCTTCGTCCCCTCGCTCGCCTTCGTTGTGGAGCTCTTGACGGAGTCCATGGCCTTGGCCGTCGAGGTCTTGACGTTCTCGACGCTCTTCTTCGCCGCCGTCTCCATCTTCGACGTGGACGTCTTCACGGCGTCCATCGTCTTCTGCGTGGCGCTCTGGACTTCCTTCATGCCGTCCTTGAACGGCTTCGTCTGTACTGCTATGAGTACCTTGAGTTCCTGTAGTGTCATGTGTTACCTCCGGGTCTTTGTGCTTTGCCCGGAAAAACCGGTTTTGATAATAGACGACCTCGTCCATAGCGGCCTTCTGAGCCGCCAGGATGAGGTCTTCCTTTGATGGCTTATTGGTCTCCGTCGGCTGGTCTTCCGTGCCTTCCTCGGCCTCATGCGAGCTGAAGAGGTCCGGGTAGTAGCTGTCAAGGCCCGGCATTTTCACGTCCGTATTGAACGCCGACACCGTGCCGTCTTTGATCTCGACAGCCTGGACGTAAAGCATGTCGATGAGGGTCTTCATCCACACTTCGTCACGCTCCACGTCGCGCTTGAGCCTGCGGGCATGTGTCTTGACCACATCCGCAATCATCCCCGGTGAATAGTCCCAGTACTGCTCGGGAGTGTATCCGGCCTCAATGAAGGCCGGGTACATCTCGTAGATAGCGTCTGAGACCGTCAGGCTCTGCCCTGGATCTCCTCCATCTTGCTCTGCAGCTCCTCCGCCGCCTCCTTCGTAAAAAAACCGGATACGGCGAAGATGAGCATGAAGACGTCGGTGTAGAAGGAGAGCTGAGAGCCGCCTTCCTCGATATACTCATCGAAGAGCTTCGGCATATCCTTCCGGGTGATGCTGGCGTGGTATTTCTTGATCGCGGCAAAGGCAATGTCGAGCATGATGGAGATGGCCGGCAGACCGTCGTCGTTCATGCTGGTGAGCGAGAGGAGGTTGACCTTGTAGCGGCTCTCAAGCTCCATGATGGCCGACGTGGTCAGCTTGAGCTTGTAGGTCTTGCCGTCCACGTTCCAGACCGCATAGGGCCTGTGGGCGGGCTTGACGGGCGTCTCCGGCTCTGCCTGGATCGGGGTCACATTCTCTTCTTTGTCTGTGGGAGTGGGGAAGTATTCAGTCATGCGTTAATCTCCTTTCTGCTTGTCAGGCCTGCGGGTTGGTGATGGTGATCTCGCTCTGAAGGGCAAGTCCCAGGGTGAACTCCAGGGCAGCATTGACGCCGCCGCCGCCTCTCTTGACCGAGGGCTCGGCCTTGAACGCATAGGTCGTGCCGTCCTTCAGGGTCTCCTTGAAGAAGGTCGCGGCTCCGTTCAGAGCACGGAGCAGGCGATAGGCCGAGCCCTCGGTGTTGTCGAACTTGAAGATGTACTTCATGTCGCCGGGATCGCCGATGCCATTCTCATACTTCCTGACAGTGTCGCTCAGGCAAGTGTTCTCGACTCTCTCCGGGTCGACGCCCATCTCCGGGATCTCCTTGAGGCCCGGCAGGTTGGTGTAAGTGCCAGATTCAGTGGTGCTATAGGAAAGCGTTGCTCCATTTGCAAGCATGTAGGTACCTCCTTACATGTAACTGATAGTGTCATACATCTGCTCCGTATCTACATCGATGATGCCGGAGTAGATCATGACTTTGTGTTTAAGGCCGCTCGGATCGTCCACATCATTGCAGGTGGTCCGGATCAGGCCCAGGCGGGACAGGGCTGCATCGACGGCGAGAGCGGTGGCGCTGGTACTCACATTGTCCCAGACGTCAACGCGGTAGCGGAGCTGGGACTTAGACTCACGCCCATCGGTCCATTCAGCGACGCTGTTCTCTTCCTCGATGTACTTGATAGCGGGCAGGACGGCCCATGATTTCGGGTAGCCGTCCGACACGTTGGCCGTGATAGGCTGCAGGGCGGCGAATACCTGGTCTTTGACGTTGATCATGTTTTCTCCTTCATGAGGGCTCTGAGGTCCTTGCTGAGGTCGTTGACGACCTTCTGCTCCATCGATGCCAGTGCCGGGTACATGAAAGGCTGTGCCCGCTGGCCGTCGGTGTAGTAGAACTTTTTGCCCTCGTACTCGATACATTTAAAGTGATATTTCTCGGCCACATTCGGGTCTATCTGGTCTTCAGAGATCCACCATCCGCTCGTCCGGTAGGAGACGGCCACGTCCGGCGAGATGCCGCTGTGATTGGCGGCGCCCACCGGGCCGGTGCCGAACTCGACGTACTGGGCGTACTCCTTATCCGTGTAGACGGTGCCGATGACGGTGTTGCCCTCGACGTCTACCTTGGATTTGATGGAGCTCCTCAGCTCGCCGTTGCTGCTGGGCGCCCGGAGGACGGCGGCGGCACGGACTGCTTCGGCCTGGCGCCTGACCAGGGGAGCGACGTCAATGGCGCTGAGGCCTTTGAGCTGGACATCCAGCTCGCGCAGGCCCTCAATGGTGCTCAATCCGGGCCTCCAGAGTGTAGACCTTCGGGCTGTGGTCCTCATTGGCCGCGATGACTTTGTAGTCGGGAGCCGTGTCGCCGTCCACGTCCACGCAGATACCGTCGTTGACGCTGATGGCCTCGTTTCCCTCGTACTCCATCATCTTGATGTAGGTGAGTCTCTCGCCATACATCTCGGCCTGGACCCGCCCGGAAGCCTGCCAGACGGTCGCTGTGAGCGCCTGAGCCTCGCCCCATGACTCAACTGACGCGCCCTCGCTCGTCCGGCTGGTGGACCTGTGACGGAGCCAGACAGTGCGCTGAAGGCTCCGCCTGGTCCTCATGCCCCTCCTGATCATAAGCATCCACCTCCCGAGGCGTAACTGTCGTGGTACTTGCCACCGACACGCGCCAGCCTGTAGCGGTGGATGGCCCGCATAATATCGGCCGGGATTTCGACGAAGGCGGAGCTGATGCCGGCCTCGGACCGGGAGCTCTCGCCCTCCATGCTCAGCCGGTTGTAAGCTACGATGGCCCATGCCCGCTTCGTGACCGCCAGTCCGTCGGGGAGGACTTCCCGGCCGGTCTCGTTCAGGAGGCGCTCTTCGGCTTCCTGGAGGAGTACGTTGAGGAGGGCGTCATCCGTCTCGCCGGTCATGGTTTTCACAATCTGCAGGTCGGTCATGAGCTCACCTCCTTAACGCATCTCAAGGATAGCCTTCAGCGTGGTCTTGTCCATATTGGTGTAGCCGGGCACGCCGGCCTTCTTGGCGGCCGCACGGAGCTCCTTGAGCGTCATGGCGGAATAGTCCGCCTTCACTTCCTCGGCGGGTTCCTCGGCCTTCTCGGGAGCTTCCGGAGCCTCTTCGATATCATCAACGAGCTGGGCCGGTTCGGCCTTAGCCTCCCCGGTCAGCTCCTCGATCGTATCTGCAAGGATGTAACGCTCATCGCCCGCCAGGGTCCGCAGTGCGTCCCGGTTGTTGACCTCCTGGATCATACCGTTCGCTTTATTCTTGAGATACATTGCGATCACTCCTTATCAGGACTTGTTGACGGTCAGGACGGACAGAGCCTCCTCCTTGACGACCTTGGCGCCGTAAACG